AAGGAGCCCGAGCCCATTCCCGAGGAGGTCTACGACGTCCAGACGCTCGACATCCCCGCTCTCGCGGCCATCAAGTCGCTCGTGGACACGCACGTGAACGGCAAGTTCTGGGACGCCGACGCCGGTCGGATGGTCACGGGACCCGTTGAGGAGCCCGACGAGGACTTCACCGAGCCCGCAAAGCTCGGCGACAAGGAGTACATTGTCGGCGAGACCACGGGGCGCGTCTACGAGGTGCGCGAGTCCGGCGACGTGTTCGCGGGCTTCCGCGGCGTCGGCAAGTTCAAGGACCTGAAGGTGTAAAATATAAATACAAAAAACATCAACCATACCTCATTTTTTAGTTCCAAAACACGATGCGGCAGTTCGGGAACGAGTGGCGGAACAGGCTCCACACGCCCGGGCAGTCCAGGAGACTCTCGGGCACGTAAATCTCCTTCAGCTCAGGCACAACGCACAGGTCGCCCTTGTAGGTCTTACAGAAGTGCCGCCACGCATACTCAAACGTAATCTCCTCGTAGTTCTTAGGGGTCTTGCGCGCATAATACACGCCGTCGTCGTCCTGCGACGGCACGACCTCGTAGCGCTCCACGATGCCCTCGCGCAAATACGCCATGCGCAGCAGCCGGTCCCAGAACCGCTGCCAGTCCCGGACAGTCGTCGGGTTGTAGAACGTGTCGTAATACGAATGCGAAACAAATAGTGTGATCTCCATTATTACCTATATAGGCCTTCAACGTATAAATCACACGATGTTCGCAGTGCTGAACAGGCGGATCCAGAACACGATTTGGGGCAGCAGCCAGAACGAGAAGAAGGGGATCACGAACGCGAGCCCGCCCCAAAGAATCGGCGACACGAACGTGTTGCCAAAGTCCACGGCCGACGCGACCGATAGCGAGTGAAGGTATATGGAGACGAAATACAGCGCGTTCTTGAGAACCACGGTCATCGCGGACATCACGTGCTGCGCGGGCTTGGAGTTGTCGGACGCCGTCGTCGGGGGCGCGGACACCTTGAAGTGCTTGCCGTCCACCACCGTCGCGGAGTTGCGCGCGCCGTTGATGGTATAAGAAACCGAGAGCGTTTTTTGCTTGTTCGGGTTCGGGTCCGGGATGCCCACCGCGCCGAAGCCCACGGTAATGTCTATGGACCCGCCGGATACCTGCGACTGAAGCGCGTCGGTCACGTCCGTCCAGTTGCCCGTGTAGCCGTATTCGGCCTTCTCTATCTGAAGGCCGCTCGCCTCCTGCGCGGGCGGCGCGTTGATGGTCAGCGCGTTGCCGTCCTTCTCCGCGACCGTCGTGGCCGCCCCGCCGTTGATGGAGTAGGTCAGCGTCAGCGTCTTCGTCTGGCCCGGAGCCGGGTCCTCCACATTCAGCGCGGCCGGCGAGACCACGATATTCATACGGCCCTCGCGGATGTGCTCGCTCGCCGCGGTAGTGACGTCCACCGTCTGCGAGCCCACGCCGTAAAAGGCCTTGGATACAGAAATGCCCGTGCTCATTCTTATTATGATGAGAACACGACATTTGCGATGCCGCCGAGAACCCGCAGGAAGTTGTAGGACTCAACGTAGGCGCGCACGTTGTAGGTATACTGCGACGTCTGCGCGTCGGTCTTGCGGATGACGGTGACCACATCGCTCGGGCCGTATAGCGGCTTGCCCGTGGGGCCCACCGCGTTCGCGTTGACAATCGTGGGGTTCGCGCTGTTGGCCGTTGACTTGAGCACGCACACCGTCAGCGGGGGCGGCGCCGCGCCCAGCGGGGGCTCAACGTATGAGTTGCGCAGCACCGTTCGGTTGAACATGGACCCGTTGATGTGGCCCGACGGCTGCTCCGTTCCGTGGTTGAGCGCGAACGAGTAGGTATACAGACCCGGCAGGTCCGAAATCGTGCGCCCCGCGTGGTGCCGGTAGTTCTGGAGCTTCGAGAAGAAGTCCACCGGCTTTGTCGAGAAGCGCTCCTTGCCGTCCAGAATGACCGCGGACTCCAACAGAATATCGCGGCCGCGCACGTTCGGTGCGAGCGCGTTGCCCGACGAATACCAGGGCGTCGCGAACGGCTGCGCGCTGCTCAGCGGCGGCTTGTGCGGGTCGTCCCAGTTCGTGTAGTTGTCGTAGTCGTTGCGCGCGTCGCGGTCGCTGCGCTGGGCCAGCCAAACGATGCGGGTGCACAGGTTCTTCATCGTGAGCTCCAGGTCGTTGGACGGCCCGCGCTGGCCCTCCGCGCCCCGCATGTCTATTTGCGTTATCTTGAACGCGTGGTCCGACTTCGCGATGTGCTTCATCTCCGCGTCGCCGAGAAATATGTAGTTCGCCTCGATATACGGGTTGAGGCGCCAGGTCGTCAGCGTCGGCAAGAGCGGGACGGTCGGGTCCGACGCGAGCGGCGGCGACAGGAAGTGCGGAATCGTGAACATCGGGTTGGACGAGTCCGGCGCGATGCGCTTTCCGAAGGTGGGCGACCCGTAGCGCGTGTCCAGCACCGTAAACAGCTCGTAGACGTTCCGCAGCTCAACGACTATCTCCACCTCCGAGTTCTGGAGCGCGACCAGCGGTATCGCGGACCCGATGGACTCGCAGAACCAGAAATGTAGCGGAATCGTCAGCGTGCGCCCCGGGATGGACGGGTCGGCCGGCGCGCTGTCCGTCGCGGATATCGCGTGCGGATACTGGTTCATCCGGTCAAACGCGTTCGCGGGGTCGTACATGTCCACCATGTTCCCGACCATGTCGTCCAGCACGGCCTTCTTGTTCGCGTCAAACATCGTGGCCGCGTGGAGCTTCATCCACTCGCCGGTGTGGCGCACGATCTCCTGCCCGCCGATGAGCACCGACACGTTGCGGATCATGTTGTAGCCGACGTTCTTGGCCCACTGGAACTCGTATCCGATTGCGGTCGGGACCGGGGGCGACGGAGTTTGGTTTACATATGGCACAAGCGGCGAGTATATGTCCGGCAGCGTCATTGTCAAATAGCAGTCGTGGACGAGCTGGGCGTATCGCTCGATCTTTGTGCGCAGGACCAGCGAGCCCGCTTGCGGGAGGTTGAGGTTCGTGGTCTTGAAATAAAGCTCGAAGTGCTCCATCGCGAACTCCGAGTGCCGCTTGTAGACCGAATGGAAGTGCGAGAACGAGGGATTGCCCGTGACCAGCTGGTCCTGCGCGCCGCGCCCCACGAGCTGCATAAGTCCGCCAGTCATTCTGTTATACTTACCTCGTTTAAAGAAAGCGCGTTTCTTCCATATAAGTAGAAAATGGAGCTCACGTATGTTGCGATCGTAATCCTGGCCCTCATGATTCTGGTGCTCTGCGGCATGGTCGGCTACATGTATTTCCAGCAGAACCGCATCCTCGCGAGCCTACAGTTCCTCGCGAACACGGTCATCCAGCAGCCGTCGGCCGAGGAGTTCGCGGCCGACTTTGCCGACACGGGCGCCGAGGCGGCGGGCACGGGCGCCGAGCCCGATTTGGATAATGAGGCCGAGACCGATGCGGAGGCAGAGGACGACCGGGTATCGGTGGAGCACGTGAGCGGCCCGCCCGCGCCGGTCACGGTCAGCGAGGAGACGGCCGAGTCGGAGTCCGGCACGGACGTGGACGACGTCCAGCAGAAGACGGCGCCGCAGCTGCGCGAGATGCTCTCCAAGCGCGGCATCCCCTTCGGCAAGCGCGACGCGAAGACCGTGCTCATCCAACTGCTCAAGGCCACCGCGTAATAGTTTCACGCAATCCGCTTGTATAAACAATGAAGCTCGTGTCCTTTGACGTCGGCCTCCGCAACCTCGCGTTCTGCGTGATGGAGGGCACGACCCGCGCGAACGTGTCCATTTTAAGCTGGGATCTCATTGACGTCATGGCCGAGTCCGCGGGCCACGACAACATCAAGTGCTTCAAGTGTAAGAAGCCCGCGAACTGGACCGATACGATTCAGTTCGCGTGCACTCTCCACCGCGGAAAGACCGGCAAGGGCATCACGAAGTCCGAGCTCAGCAAGCGGACGCTGGAATCGCTCAGGACCGAGGGCGATTTCAGGACCAAGAAGGAGGCCGTGGACGCGCTTTACAAGCGATACTCCGCGAATATCTGGAAGCGGTGCGTGAAGTCCTCCAAGCAGGTGTCGGTCGTGGATTTATCGGCGCCCATCGCGAAGTGCCTGGAGTTAAGACGGGACGTCTGGGAGGGCGCGGACCTCATCGCGTTTGAGCAGCAGCCCGACAAGCGCATGCTGTGCGTCCAGGCCATGTTACACATGTGGTTCGTGTGCCAGGGCTTCAAGTGCCGCGGCGTGAGCGCCTCGCACAAGCTCACGAACATGATTACGCTCGAGGACTCCACGAAGACTTATAAAGGGCGCAAGAGCACGGGCATCGTCCACGCGCGCGAGCTCGTGCCCACGCCCGAGTGGAAGGCCTACATGCTCAAGCACCCCAAGAAGGACGACCTCGCGGACTGCTTCCTACAGGGCCTCTGGGTCATGGAGCACTGAAAACGGATGACCCGCAAACAGGCTATTAGACCCCATACAAACATGAACAACACAATCAACATCGGCGTCATCGGACAGGCTGCGTCAGGCAAGACCACGCTCATCCGGGCGAACAGCGAGAGCTTCACGAAGGGCGTCGGAGTGTCCACGCTGCGCGACGGCGACAACACGCACACCATCAAGCTGGTTGACTTTATGGTTAAGCTAGGCTTCAATGGGCCTTGGTGGAATGAATACAAGCGCATGGACGCAATTCTCATCATGGTGGACCTGCTTAAGAAGCGCGAGACCAAGGAGTTCGCGGACGAGGAGGGATGGATTGCGGAGGTCCGTAAGTATGGCAAGGTAAACACGCCTATCGTGCTTGTCGGAAGCAAGTATGATTTGCTCGCGGAGAACCCGGGCGAGATGGACTTCATCCACGCGTTTGCGCGCGAGCACAACCTGGTGTTCTACCCGTCGTCCACGGTTGACCCCGAGACGCTCGTATTCCCCGTAAGCAACCTGCTGGACAAGCTCATTCACGCAGGCGATGACTTCTAAAACGGAATCATTCGGCCTCATAAGGTCTTTTTCAACACAATGAAGATCGCGGGCGTGCTCGAGCTGTCGTCGCGCACGCGCTACGGCATGACCTCGCGCAACACGCCCATCTATCTATTCAGGCCGCTGGACGTCGCGCTGAGCCCCTGCGTCGTGGGGAGCTCGCACCGCGACGTTTCTCGCAACGTGCTCGCGCTCGCGGAGGTGGCGGCCTGGGAGCCGCGCAAGCTCACGCGCGCCACGCTCGTGGAAATCATCGGGCCCTGCGGCGACATCCACGCGGAGCGCCGCGCGCTGCTGCTCCAATACTCCCGCCTCCCGTGGCGCAAGTTTGACTCCAAGAGCGTGCGCGCGCCGTCCCCGGACGGCCGTCTAAAAGTATCGGGATACACGCTGAACATTGACCCGGTGGGCTGCCGCGACATTGACGACGCCATCACGTTCGGCGACGACGGGTTCACGTATATCACCATCGCGGACGTGGCGGCTTGGGTGGCCGCGAACCCCGCGCACGCGTTCGTGGACGTGGCCGCGGAGCTCGGCCAGACGCTATACGAGAACGGCCGCGCGGTGTCGCCGATGCTGCCGATCGAGCAGGAGTGCTCGCTCGTGCCCGGCGCCGAGCGCCTCGGCGTGTCGCTGCGCTTCCGGTGGACCGGCGCGGAAATGACGGACGTCCAGTTCGTGCGCACGGCCATCACGAACACCGCGTCGTTCACCTACGAGTCCATTTACGCGTCTCCGCACGCGCACACCATCCGGGCCATGGCGGCCCACCTCGCGGGCCACGACTCCTTTGACTCGCACGAGTGGGTGGAGCACCTGATGCTGTTCTA